TACAGAGGTTGAGGTACTACACAAAAGAGTACAGCTTATTAGACAGCAGAAGAACGAACTGATACAAAAACAACAAGAAGAAATAACACAATTAAAAGACGACTTAAACAAATATCAAATGCACTATATAGACGAACCAGACGCAGTAAGCAATTGTAGAACTTGCGACACAGAAACAAACGGACAGACATACTGCTCCGAAGATTGTAAAAACTATGACCTTGAATAATATGGATAAGATAAAACTATTAGATGGTAAATACTACGACAGAGCAGAACTGCTTAAACGTATGGAAGATGACACCTTTTACTATGGGGAGCTAAACACTCTTGCTTTAAGTAGTAGTAGTCTTAAACAGCTTCTATCAAGCCCAAAGACATATAACTTTAGTTTGAAGTATGGTAGTGGCGAAAGCGCGGCATTGAGAGCTGGTGCTTTGTTTCATTGGGCAATCCTTGAGCCAGAAAAATTTGAGGCACAAAAGTTTGTAGAGGTACAAAGTAGAAACACAAAGAGGTTTAGAGAGGCTAAAGAGGAGTTTGGGTCTGTGTATACTGCAAAGGAAAGAAGTGAAGCAGAGAGGCTTGTAGATGCGTTCTACAGAAACGAACACGCAAAGGAACTAATAACTAAAGCAGAGTTTGAGATACCAGCTATTGATAATGTTAGTGCTGGAGATTTTACAATGCCCTTTAGAGGTAAGGCAGATGTATTAGCCACTAATAGAATAGTAGATTTGAAGACATCATCTTCAAGCGTTAAAGACTTTCACTATTCAGCACAGAAATATTCTTATGATGTTCAATGTTATCTGTATTGCAATCTCTTTAAAATGAACCATAAAGATTTCTATTTTTTAGTATTGGACAAGGGAAGTCTTGACATTGGGATTTTTAACTGCTCTGAAAACTTTTATTTTAGAGGCGAAGAAAAAGTAGAAAAAGCACTACACCTATATAATCAATTCTTTATAGAGGGTGCAGATTTAGATAACTATTGTTTAACTGGAGAATTATGAATATAGATTTATTTGGAGAAAAAATAGAAACTAACCCATTATTAAGGGATAAATTTATAGAACCACCTTTTAGCATTTTAGATACTAAAAGTGGTAATTGGCAAAGGCGAAAAAAGCTATGGAAAAAATTAGGTATAAAAAGTGAAGTTGGAAGAAATGCAATATCTATAAATAATGGAACTGATGATTATAGAGAAATAAAAAACAAAAAAAACTATAATAATAAAGAAAAATACACATCTATATTCGACCCAGCATTATGTGAAATTATATATCATTGGTTTTGTGATGAAAAGGGTAGTATATTAGACCCTTTTGCTGGTGGCAGCGTTAGAGGTATTGTTGCGAACTATATGGGTTATAAATATACTGGTGTTGAATTAAGAACAGAGCAAGTCGAAAGCAACAGAGAACAAGCATTAGATATATTAGAATTAAACAACCAACCGCAATGGTATGTAGGGGATAGTAATAAGGTGCTTAATGAATTAAATAAAGAATATGATTTTATATTTAGTTGTCCGCCTTATGCCAATTTAGAAGTTTATAGCGAATTAGAGGGCGATATATCGAATATGAATTATAATGACTTTTTGAATGCTTATGAAAGCATAATAGAAAAAAGTTGTAAATTATTAAAAAAAGATGGTTATGCTTGTTTTGTTGTCGGAGAGGTTAGAGATAAAAAAGGTAATTACATAGGTTTTGTTCCAGATACGATAAGAGCATTTCAAAAATGTGGTATGCAATTTTATAACGAAGCAATTTTATTAAACCCAGTTGCAAGTGCCTCAATGAGAGCAAACGGCAATATGAAAACTAAAAAACTTGTTAAAATACATCAAAACATATTAATATTTAAAAAATAAAACAACTATGAAATTAGATTTAAAGATTGAGTATTTAGGAAAGAAAGAAAGAAAAGGAGATACAGAAAAGGATATGTACCACCTATCGTTTAAGACTTACAACGCAGAGATAAATGGCAAGTTTGAACGTAGTGAGATACGACACCTTATACAACAATTAGATAACGCTATAATATGAGAGCAACATACTTACACTACGAAAACGGAAAAGGGTACGATGTAATAGACTTTATAAAAGACTACAACCTCAACTTTAATAGAGGCAATATAATTAAGTACGTTTGTAGAGCTGGAAAGAAAGACAACGAACTAAAAGACCTTGAAAAAGCAGCAGACTACCTAAAGCGAGAGATAGAATACATAAGAAACGAACAAGAAAAATGGATAGAGAAGAACAAGTAATAAGCGACAAGCACCTTAACTATTTAAAGTGTGTGCTAATAAGCCAATTACTATTAGAGGCTAACGATGACTTAAAAGGTAGCAAAGCGTTTAAACAAAACGTAAAGTATCAAGTAGGTAAGACAAACCAAATATTAGAACAAGTCTACCAAGAGGGGTTTAATACAGTATACCACAACAACCCAGAGATGTGCATAAACGTACTAAACAAAATAGATGGACTGATACACAAAATAAAAACAGCTACCATAGACGAGTTAGTAATGATAGACGCATTAGTAGACCAATACTTTAACAACAAAGAAGAAATAAACGAAACCCAAACAGCAGAATTTACAAAGATAGATTAGATATGAAACTACAAACAGTAAGAGATACAATTAAACAAACAACAAACATAGACATCTTTGAACAAACAAGGCGCAGAGATGTAATAGAAATGCGAAGCGTAGCAAACTACTACCTATATAAGATTAGCAAGATGCGACTTATGGAAATAGTAAGGGAATACGAAAAGAACAACTACAAAACAACACACGCTTCAATAATACATAGCTTAAACACCTACGACCAACACAAAAGGTATAACACAGAATTAGAACTAATGTACAAAGCCCTAATAGGCGACAATAGACTATACGTTATGGAACAGATACCAAAGGCTACCGAAAAACAAATAGAACAGATAGAAGAAATACTGCTATGAAAATAACAAACGAGGACAATATGGAGCTAATGGCAAGGTATGAAGATAATTACTTTGATTTAGCTATTGTAGACCCACCTTATGGGATAGGTTTTGGAGAATTTAACAGAACAAACAAGGATAGTAGTGGCAATAGATACAAGGCAAATAAATACAAGCAAGGCGACTGGGATGAATGCATACCAAAAGAAGATTACTTCAAAGAACTTTTTAGAGTTACTAAAAATCAAATTGTTTGGGGTGGGAACTACTTTCCTTATTTATGGCAAAAAGGATGCAAAGGTTTTATTTTTTGGCATAAAGGTAATCCAGTACCAAACTTTGCCGATGGAGAGTTGGCTTGGACAAGTTTTAACAAGGTCGCTAAAATGTACGATTATAGATATTATGGTAATTTAGAGGGAAACACAAGTGCAAAAGAAAAATACCACCCTACACAAAAACCAATAGCTTTATACGAATGGATTTTAATGAACTACGCAAAAGATGGTTTTAGAATATTAGACACACATTTAGGTAGTGGCTCAATAGCAATAGCTTGCCACAATTTAGGATATGACTTAACAGCTTGTGAATTAGACAAAGACTATTACAATGCAGCAATAAAAAGAATAGAGCAACACAAAGCACAACAAAGACTATTTTAATGGAAGAATACTACAAAGAACTATTAGCGAATACAACAAGCACAAGATTTAAAAAATACTATACTAAAATGCTTGAGGAACTACATAAACCTAAAAAACCAAAGATAAAACAGAAATGGTTAAAAGTATATATAGGAAGCCTTAATAAAGAGTTTAGGTCTACAAGAGCAGCATCATTTGCATTAGGAGAACATAAGAACTATGTTAGAAGAGTATTGCAAGGGAAAATAAAAAACGAGCATAACATAAAGTATGTTTAATAAAAAAAAGTAATTCTGTTTATATATTATTGAATAAACAATCTATTTCAATTATGGATAAAAGGAAAAATAATGGTGGCGCAAGACAAGGCGCTGGTAGAAAACCAAAAGCACAAGAGCAGAAACTAATAGAGCGGTTAGATGCTATAATAGACAAAGACGAAGCATTGGGTAAGTTAGGGGAGTTAGTAACAAAAGGCGATATGAGGGCTTTACAACTGTATTTAGGGTATAGGTATGGTAAACCTAAAGATAGCGTAGACATTAACTCATCGGAGGGCTTAAACATTAATTTTAGAGATTTATTAAAATTCGTTGATTAAGGTAAAAAAGAAATATATGCCTATTGTACAAAGCGACAGTAGGTACTACATTGTAAGTGGTGGGCGTGGTTCTGGGAAGTCATTTTCAGTAAACGCCCTTTTGGTTATGCTTACTTACGAACAAGGGCATACAATACTATTTACACGCTATACATTAACATCTGCATATATATCTATCATACCAGAGTTTATAGACAAACTTGAACAGTTTGGCTCAATAGAACACTTCCACATAACTAAAGACGAGATACTAAACAAAAAGACTGGAAGCAAAATAATATTCAGAGGTATAAAGACTTCAAGCGGCGACCAAACAGCAAACCTTAAATCCTTACAAGGTATTACAACTTGGGTGGTAGATGAAGCAGAGGAACTAACAGACGAGCAGAAGTTTGACACCATAGATTTATCCGTAAGAGAAAAAGGCTTACAGAACAGAGTTATACTAATACTAAACCCAACAACTAAAGAGCATTTTATATACAAGCGTTTCTTTGAGGACAGAGGGGTACAAGAGGGAAGCAATATAACCAAAGACAACACAACCTACATACACACCACATACATTGACAACATAGACAACTTATCTAAAAGCTATATAGACCAAATAGCACAGATGCGTGAACGTAGACCAGAGAAGTATAAACAACAAATGTTAGGTGCGTGGTTAAACAAAGCAGAGGGGGTTATTTTCAGCAACTGGACAATAGGAGAGTTTAAAAGGTACAGCGTAAGTGTGTGGGGACAAGATTACGGATTTGCAGCAGACCCAAGTACACTTGTTGAGGTAAACATAAACACAAGCACAAAGACAATATATTTAAAAGAGTGCTTTTACTTACCAAGACTAACAACATCACAAATAGCAGAGTTAAATCAGAAACACGCAAAGGATGGTTTAATTGTAGCTGATAGTGCAGAGCCAAGACTAATAACAGAACTTAAAAGGCATTGTAACGTAAAGCCAAGTATAAAAGGGCAAGGTAGTGTAACGTATGGCATAAGCCTATTACAAGACTATGACCTTGTTGTAAGTCCAAACAGTACAAACCTAATTAAAGAATTAAACAACTACTGCTGGTTAGAACGCAAGAGCAATACACCAATAGATAAGTACAATCACTTAATTGATGCGGTTAGGTATGCAGTAGGCTATCAATTACAAAATCCAAACAGAGGTAAATACACAGTACATTAACCACTAAAATAATTTGAAAACGTTTATATATTAGTATGAAAGTTAATTTAACTATACCAACAACACTTAACGAGATAACTTTAGGGCAGTACCAAGAGTATGCCAAATTAGCTGATTTAAGTGAAACAGACTTACAACTAAAGACCATTGAGATATTCTGCAACGTGCCAGAGTTAGTGGTTAGAAATATGAAAGCCACAGACATAGTAGAGATATGCAGTATCATTAATGGTATGTTTGACACAAAGCACCAGCTTATAAGTATGTTTAAAATGAATGGTACGGAATATGGGTTTATACCAAGCCTTGAAGATA